CATGGTGGTAAATTTGATGAAGGCATACTAGCACTATTAAATAATGCATTAGTTGGTGTTGTTGGTATTGTTGCAGGATATGTAACCGCTAGATGTAACAACAACGAATGTTGTGGAAAATGTAAATAAAGGAGATACAAGATGGCATTCCAACTTTCACAAAAGAGTTTATCAAGATTAAATGGTGTTAAAAATGAAATGCATTCAGTAGTTTGTGATGCCATCAAACTGTCTAAAATTGATTTTGGCGTGACCTGTGGTTTAAGAACGGAAGCAGAACAGCGTGAGCTTGTAGATAAAGGTGCAAGCCAAACAATGAAAAGTCTTCACTTAACAGGTGATGCTGTTGATGTTGTTGCTTATTTAGGTTCAAGAATTTCTTGGGAACTCAATTTGTACGATGATATTGCTGATGCTTTTAAAGAAGCTGCTTTAAATAATAATGTAAAATTAAGATGGGGTGCAGCATGGCATCAAAACCTAACTGATTGGGAAGGTTCATCTGAAGATTTGATGAATGCTTACGTGGACCTCAGACGCTCACAGGGCCGTCGGGCATTTATTGATGCGCCGCATTTCGAATTGGTAAGTTAAGTGGTTACTCCTGAAAAGTTAGATGCATGGCGGATTATTCCACGTGCATTAATTTTAGCGTACATGATAGTGTTCTATCAAACTTGTAATTGGTTTATGAGTTTACCAGACCCTAATAATGCACAAGCAGGTTTTGTATCTGTCGTTGTTGGTGCAGGTGCAGCTTGGTTTGGTTTGTATGTAAATGGAAACAGAGCTTCTGTGCAAGTTCAATCAAAAACGGAAACAAAAGAAAATGTCTAGGCAACTTAATGAAAGACAAGAAAAGTTTCTAAGTGTTCTTTTTGAAGAAGCAAATGGTGATGTAGTGACTGCAAAGAAACTTGCAGGTTATTCTGACAACACACAAACATCAGCTATTGTTAAAGGTTTAAAAGAAGAGATACTAGAAGCTACACAACTTTATATGGCACGTAATGCACCGAAAGCTGCAATGGCTATGGTGGGTGGTTTGTATGACCCAACAGAACTTGGCATTCGTGATAAGATGTCTGCAGCAAAAGAATTACTTGATAGAAGTGGTTTAATTAAAACAGAAAAAGTTCAAGTAGAAGCGACAGGTGGTGTAATGCTAATGCCACCAAAAGAAGTTAATGATGGCACGTAGTATAGGAAAGTGGAAACTACCACAACCAACAGATATTAAAGAAAATAATGAGTGGACGCAAATTCCACGCATAGCACGAACAATACCCTTTGGGTATAAACAAAATGAGTCCGACCCTGATATACTCGACCCAATAAAAAAAGAACTAGATTTATTAGATGAAGCAAGAACACACGTTATTCAGTATTCATATAGAGAAGTAGCTAATTGGTTATCTTCTAATACTGGTAGATATATTTCTCATGTAGGGTTAAGAAAACGGTTGGAAAATGAACGACAGCGTAAGAACAAAGCTAAAGGCATCCGCCAGTGGGCAGACTATGCGGAAAAGGCAATCGCCAAAGCGCAAGAAATTGAAACCCAAAGAACAGGTGCAAAAGAAGCCGAAGCTTGATACATCAAGTAGTGCAGTTAATATAACTGAATCAAACCTAGATGATGTAACACCAATTGAAGAAACAGCCAATGTGTTGTTCAAGCCAAATGCAGGACCTCAAACTGATTTTTTGGCAGCAAGTGAACGAGAAGTTCTTTATGGTGGAAGTGCAGGTGGTGGCAAGAGTTACGCCATGCTTGCTGACCCTTTAAGATATATGGGGCATCCACAGTTTAGTGGATTGCTTTTGCGACATACAACCGAAGAGTTAAGAGAACTTATATTTAAATCGCAAGAGTTATACCCTAAAATATGGCCCGGTATTAAGTGGTCAGAAAGAAAGATGCAGTGGACCGCACCATCTGGCGCAAGGTTGTGGATGTCATACCTCGATAGAGATGAAGATGTCTTGCGTTATCAGGGTCTAGCGTTTAGCTGGATAGGTTTTGACGAACTGACACAATGGTCCACACCATATGCATGGGATTACATGCGAAGTCGTCTACGGTCCACTGCACCTGACTTGCCCATCTTTATGAGGGCTACAACTAACCCCGGCGGTAGAGGTCATGTCTGGGTTAAGAAAATGTTTATTGACCCCGCACCTTACAATAGAGCATTTGATGCAACAAACATCGAAACAGGAGAAGTTCTTCGATATCCCTATGGCCATAGCAAGGCAGGAAAATCTTTATTTAAGAGACGCTTTATCCCGGCAAGACTTTCTGATAACCCATACCTTGCGACAGCGGGAGACTATGAAGCTATGCTCCTCTCGCTTCCTGAACAGCAAAGGCGTCAGCTTCTTGAAGGCGATTGGGACATCAAAGAAGGCGCAGCGTTTACTGAGTTTAATAGGGATATTCATGTTGTGGAACCTTTCCGTATCCCTGCTAACTGGGTCAAGTTTCGTGCATGTGACTACGGTTACGGCAGTTATTCTGGTGTTCTTTGGTTTGCTGTTGCGCCTAATGAACAACTGGTCGTCTATAGAGAACTATACGTCAGTAAAGTCTTGGCCACAGACTTGGCAGATATGATACTAGACTTGGAAGCTGAAGATGGAAATATTAAGTATGGTGTTTTGGACAGTAGTCTTTGGCACAAGCGTGGCGATACTGGTCCTTCTCTTGCGGAGCAAATGATTAATAGAGGATGCCGCTGGCGTCCATCAGACCGTAGTAGAGGCAGTCGTGTAGCTGGTAAAAACGAAATACACAGACGATTACAAACAGACGATTTTACAGAGGAGCCTAGACTTGTGTTCTTTAGTAGCTGCACAAATGTCATCAGTCAGTTACCGTCCATCCCGCTGGACAAGAAAAATCCAGAAGATGTGGATACAAAATCTGAGGACCATTTGTATGACGCCTTACGGTACGGCATTATGTCCAGACCCAGGTTCTCGATTTTTGACTACGACCCCACGGGCAGACCATCGACAGGTATGAGAGTGGCTGATTCGACGTTTGGATATTAAAGGAAAAACACATGGCTGAAGAAGAAATTCCTATGGAAACAGACGCTATCGCTTTAGAAGATAGTGAAGACACCAACGTAACAGATGTTGAAATATCATCTCTGATAGGCTTTGTTCAAGATTGCTACAATCGTGCAGAGGATTATCGTTATCAAGATGAAGAACGATGGACTAGGGCGTATCGCAACTATCGGGGTCTATATGGCCCTGATGTTCAATTTACGGAAGCAGAAAAGTCCCGTGTATTTATTAAAGTAACGAAGACAAAAACATTAGCTGCGTATGGTCAAATTGTTGACGTGCTGTTTGCCAACAATAAGTTCCCACTTTCTATTGAGCCTACAGAGTTGCCAGAGGGCGTAGTAGCAGACGTAAACTTTGACCCACAAAAACCAGAACTCCCTTCAGATATTCCAAGCCCGTATGGGTTTGCGGGAGATGGTAGAAACATTCCTCCGGGCGCAACAGAGAAAACCCTGATAGAAATGCTTGGACCACTACGTGACAAGCTACAGGATGTTGAGGGATTAGAAAAGGGTGCAGGTAAAACCCCCACCGCTGTTACGTTTAGCCCCGCTATGGTTGCGGCTAAATCTATGCAGAAAAAAATCCACGACCAGTTAGAGGAGTCGGGGGCCAATAAACATCTCCGTAGCACAGCATTTGAAATGTCTTTGTTTGGCACAGGCGTTATCAAAGGTCCATTTGCCGTAGACAAGGAGTATCCAAATTGGAATGAGGAAGGTGAATACGACCCCGTATTTAGAACCATTCCCCAAGTATCTCACGTGTCTGTTTGGAATTTTTATCCAGACCCAGACGCTAACAACATGGATGAGGCACAGTTTGTTGTTGAGCGACATAAGATGTCACGCACACAGCTTCGCTCTCTAAAGAAACGTCCATACTTCCGGTCCACAGTGATTGATGAAGTAATTGACATGGGCGAAAACTATAGTAAAAAATATTGGGAAGACGACCTATCGGATTACGCACCAGAACACGGTGTGGATAGATTTGAAGTCCTAGAATATTGGGGTACTATTGATGTAGGTTTGTTGGAAGAGAACGACGTTAATATACCAGACGAACTAAAAGACTTTGACGAATTGCAAGCAAACATCTGGATATGTAACAACAGGCTTTTACGTGTTGTTTTAAATCCGTTTAAGCCAGCAAAGATACCTTATCATGCCTCACCTTATGAACTCAACCCATACAGCTTCTTTGGTGTAGGTATTGCAGAAAACATGGACGATACGCAGACGCTGATGAACGGTTTTATGCGTATGGCTGTGGACAACGCTGTGCTGTCAGGCAACCTGATTGTAGAGGTGGACGAGACTAATCTGGTGCCGGGGCAAGACTTGTCGCTATATCCGGGCAAGGTATTCCGTCGTCAGGGTGGCGCACCGGGTCAAGCTATCTTTGGCACAAAGTTCCCCAACGTATCTTCTGAGAACATGATGCTGTTTGACAAAGCGCGTGTACTAGCAGACGAAAGCACCGGCTTCCCATCATATGCACATGGACAGACAGGTATTCAAGGTGTGGGACGTACAGCGTCTGGCATCTCTATGTTGATGAATGCTGCAGCGGGTGGAACCAAAAGCGTTATCAAGAACGTGGATGATTATTTGTTGCGTCCACTTGGTGAGGGCTTTTTCCGGTTCAACATGCAGTTTGATTTTGACCCTGAGATAAAGGGCGACCTAGAGGTGAAGGCAAGAGGTACAGAAAGCCTGATGGCTAATGAAGTTCGTAGTCAGAGGCTGATGCAGTTCTTGGGTGTGGCGAGTAACCCTGCACTTGCACCTTTTGCAAAGTTCCAGTACGTAATACGCGAGATTGCAAAATCACTTGACCTTGACC